GATACCAACAGGTGTGACAAAGAAGGGGCTAGGGAGAGTTGTGTTGTCCCTCTCGTAGACTACCCCATCTTGGATGTCATCAAAGACACTCTCAGAGATTTCTCTCAAAGTCATGTGTACCTGTAGGTCACTCTCTCCTACCAAACCAAAAGTCCAAGAAACAACCTCAAACTCTTTGGCTACCCAACCAAACCTAGACACTGTAAGATTGATGTTATCACCAACTTGTACCTTGAAGGCTCTCATACCGAAAGAAGCCATAACAGTAAGTTGCTGGCGATTTCTCTCTAGATAGATGTTAGCGATACGTCTTCCCATATCTACATCAGAGGTAAAAGGAAGCGTCAAATCTGTGGACAGTTCTTGTCCATTATCCGCAGCAATGAAAGCAGTATTTACTACAGGAGGAAAATCAGTGAACTCCCAGTTGGAATCTGCCCCCCTCCAAATACCGTTCACTGTGTTGAAGTTATCTCTGCGAGAGTGTCTGGTAGAAACACTGATAGAACTACGAAGATCATCCTCTGTAAAAGAAAGAACTGGTGCAGTCCAGTAAGCAGGCTTACAACGCCACTTACCCTGAGCATACCACAGGAGACCGCCCATAGAACTCAAGATTTGGTTCAGTAGTTGGTAAGGTTCAGTGTTTGCCAAGAAAATACCATTGGCTTCATACCTAGCATCCCCAGTCAGTGTAGGGTAGTTGTAGTAGTCACAAACATTCGCAGCAGTAGAGAACAGGGTATCATCAATACTATCCGAACTCTCCCCCAAGCCAAACTGTGAATTGGCAAGATAGTCTCTAATGCAAAGGGCTGAATTGGCAGACCACAACCAAGTTGTAGAATCACTGGCGTCTTGACCACTATCTCTGGGGTCATAAACCTTTTTACCCTTGATCACAGCAGTAATCTCTGGAACACCATTAGGATAGGCATCTTTATTAAACTCAAGCTTGACATAGAGATAAGCAATACCACTAAGCTTGTGGTTATTAGTCCACTTCTCAACCTCACTTACAAGATCTGCATCTGCTACTTGGTCTGGGGCACCAAGATGTACCTTAACCGTAGCCTTACCATCATATCTAGAAGGAGAGGTTACATTTCCTGACCCATCAAGAGTGACCAGTTCGTCATTAAAATAGATTTCTTCAAAAGAATCTACCTCATGGCCAGCGAAGGCCAGTACTCTATGAAGGAATTTATTACTGCTTCCTGTGGTAGTATCAAACACACGAACCCCAGCACATTTAGACTTACCATAGATGATCTGATGAGGTGCAGTAGAATTAGTCGTGGTAATATTATAACCAGAGGGACCAGTAGAAGGCTTGGGGGTAAGGGCATTCATAACAGCCCCCATAGCAGTGGTAACAAGGAAGTGCGTTACCATAGTCCCGACAGTTTGACCAATGAGAAAGCCACCAAGCATAGTACCACCAGTCACAGCAGTAGTAACTGTCGAAAGGAGAGCTGAAGCAGCAGAAATAGCCATGTATTAATCCCCTACGTATTTAGTGTAGACTCTCTCAGTCAGACTATAATCAAGCCATTCCATCAAAGGATCAAAAGGCTTATGAACTTTGGTGTTAATCTTGATGACAGATACTCCCTCTTCTTTAAGGGCCTTCTCTGCAAATTTGAGCAGACGTATGCCTGTCCAACCTTGTCTGTAGTTTGGGTGTAGATACAGAATGTCGTTCTCTGCAAACATATGATCTTTGTAGTGTAGATTAGAACCAACGATAACTACAAAGTAGCCTACCAACCTACCGTCTTCTCTAGCAGTGTAGATGTTCAGGTTTCCCCTGTCTTCTAGTGCATAGTAAAGATCCCAATCAGGATTAAGTTTGATAGTTTCTTTATTAGTTGCAATCTCTTCCCAGTGCAATCGGATCAGTTCTTGTGCTTCTTTCTCACAGCTACACAAAAACTCTTGCTGGTAAGTAATCATTAGCTAGGTGTCCTCTTTCCCCAGAACAGTTCTTTTTGCTGTAGGCTTTCTACAAAGTCCAGACCCAAATCATCAGGGTAGATAGATTTCTGATAAGAAGAAGTAAACCTTGGGGGTCTGGGCTTTTCCAGATCAATCAGTTTGTTCTCAAGAGCAAGTGTGATTGTAGAGTTATCAGGGGTTTCCTCAATGTCCATCTTGTCCATATAGCCTACAAAGATTTCAGTCAAATCAGTCTTACGATTTTCAAGCTTGATCTTTGATCCATCTTCCAGAAGAATAAAGGCAGCATCTTCTTGTAGCAAAAGACCATAAGAGAAGGTACCAAAGTAGATCTTAGCCACCCTCCCTTGATAGGGTTCACTGAGAGCCAGAGAGATAACTTCCGAGGGGACACCACTAAGAGTAAGAGTAGCCCCTTTAGCAGCAATCTCAGAGGTTTCCTCAATAGCATCAATAGCCAGAAGACTACCAGTTCCATACCAACTCTGGCTTTGGTAGACCAAGGTTCCTACACCAGTCCAAAGTCTAAGAGTTTGGTCTCCATCGAACAACAGTTCAACAGCAAAGAAGGGGTAGATTACATCATCGTCTAGCAGGTCTACTGTAGTTTGGGAAAGGTCTCTGGACATAACCTACTCACTTACTTGTCATTGCTACCAAAATACGATCAGTCTTATCCATTAGGGCGTCAATTTGTGCTTCAATTCTACTTAGCTGAATAGCTTGTTGTTGCGCTCTATCGGTAATTTCATTAACTTTTACTTCAACATGATCCAGTCTTTTACTGTTGTTTTCTACATCGGACGACATCTGGCTAAACATCCAGACAACGCCAATGACTTGAACTACCAACCCCACGATTAGTGTGATAGGAACAGATTTAGAGAGATGCCAGCTTTCGTCCATTTTATCTTACCTTACCAAGTCGAAAGCGCCGAGCGCTTCCAAGTGTTTGTTGCCACGCAAACATAGACGTAGTCGCTGTCCCAGCAGAACTGACCAGTGGTACCAGTTGCCGACGCGCTGGCCGGGGTTTGGGCCGTGCGAATGCGGATCGCGTCCGAGTTCACATCAAGCGCCTCGGTCGGTGATGTGGTGCCGATGCCGACTCTACCATTACCTTGGTCTACGTGAAAATCAGTTTCACCAACAGACTCGAACAATTCCAAACGAGTGATATACTTAGTTTCATTTGCAGAGGCATCTACAATAGCGAGCTTGTCATTAGCATCACTAACATTAGCCCCAGTCAACGCTGTAAGTTCAGAAATCTTCTTATCAGCCATTATGTAATTACCTCTATTGCTTCAAAGCTAATGCCATACTCACTAGCATTGTTGATTGACCATTCAGCCACATTTTGTTTAAGACGGAAGACCCCTTTAGGAGAACTTATTACAGCAGCTTGAGACGTGTAATCACTGCGGAGACTGGGCCAGATTTCGAGGTTTCCACTACCAGTTTGGTCTACAAGTACTTTGTGTAGTCTGGCAGAAGACCCTGACCCAAGCTGGATATAGTCACTAGCTTTAAGAGTCCCAGTCATTACTACAGAAACGGTAGAGTCACCAGCAGAGCCTGTAACAGAGCAGGAGGATACATCCCCTCTAGGGGTAACGTAGTCGGGGTCTCCCAGAAGGAAGGTGCCCACAGCCCCCCTCAGAGCCACCAGCATAGCCACCCAATCAGCAGAGAGGTCACGTCTGGTCGAGGGGATAGAGACAGAGGCTTCCCACCTCTGCCCACCAAGGTCGATCACTTGCTGTTTGTAGGTAAAAGGAGATTGAGAAGCAGCCGTAGCATTGATAGCCCTAAGAGTGATACTCTCAATCCCAATAGTAGTGGGAGTACTCAGAGGATAACTAATTGCCATTTGAGGTTCCCTTAACTAAATGTTGCTTTCATTTGACCACCACGTCTGCGGCTATCCATGATCTGTTTCTGTGTCATTTGTGCAATTTGAGGTGCAGATTGAGCAATGATTCTCTTGACACTTTCATCCCCATTAGCTGCAAAGCTGAAGCTTTGATTGACTACGACAGGGGCAATCTTGGAAGTAGACGCCATTTTACCTATAGCAGGGGCAGCAGCAGGGGCCGGGAGAAGTGGCGTACCAGTCAGCGCACTCCCGATAAGTCCTACAAGACCACTGCTTTGACCACTTTGTGGATTAAAAGAACCAACTATCTGCTGGACTACAAGAATTTCGTAGAGTTTCTTGATAATCTCTCTGGCCATATCCCTAAAGGCATCTTTAACAGTCTTGGTGCCCTCAACCATAGCCATAAAGCCCTGAGAAGCAGCGGAAGAGATTGTATCAAAGATTTCTTGGGTAGTCTTGAGGCGTTCATTCAGACGAAGCTGCTGATTGATTTGATCCTCAAGAGACTTAAGAACATCTGCACCAGCTTTTTTGTAGTCAGACCCAAGGGCTTGTACAATCTTTTGCTGGGCTTCTGTAAGACCGAGAAGTTCTCTTTCCTTGGCAATCTGTTCTACAAGCTTGTTGATCTTGTCTTGAAGAGTTTCAGCTTCGGACTTACCACCACCACCCCGGCTAGTAGAGGTCTTGGGAAAGTCTTTGTAGAGATCCCCGCTTTTCATTATTTCACGGAGGTATTCAACTCTAGCAACGGCAGGATCGTAACGCTGTTCCCTAGGATCAAGAACTGGGGCATCTTTTCTTGCAGCACCAAGTACCCCCATAAGCCCCAAGGCTGCGTGGAGAGTAATCTTCAACTCTTCTTTAAGCTTCTTAGCAGCCTCAGTTACCTTGCTGTAGTTAGTATTATCTACACTAGCTTTAATGGCATCTTGGATAGCTTTTTGTCTGTCTAGGGCCGCTTCTTGCGCTTTTACTTCTTCAGTTAGCGTTCGTCGAAGATCATACTCTTCCAAAAAAATATCGGATTGGCCTTGAGTAATCTCGGCCTTGGAGACCATAGCTTTGAGTTCGTTCTCATAGTTTTGCCTAGCAATAGTCGCCCTTTTGTTTTCTACTTCGATGGATTCTTTTCCAAACAATAGCATATGAGTTAGAAGCTGTTCTTGTTGTTCGTTAGCAAGGTGAGTTTCTTCGAACCTCTTCTGTTGAAGATCTGCAAGTTGTACTTCAAGACCTACCTCTACTTCTTTGAGTTCTTCAAGCCTCTTTTTAGCAGCGGCAAGATCTGCACTTGGGTCTTTCCCCCCAAGCTTCATACCAAGCTGAGAGAAAAAAGTATCACCCGGGCCGCTCAAAAGGGTAACAGCATCCAATGCTTTTTGGTACTCCTCAACCTCTTTTCTCGCCTCTTCCATCAGTTCTTGGTTCTTTTTAATAGCAGCACTAACCCTAACCAAATCAGGTGTAGTTCCAAGAGCAGCCGCTGTAAGAGCAATATCGTAGTCCTCCAAGGATTGAGTAAGGCTCTTGATAAGTTCCTCTTGTTCCTTTATAGTCTCTGCAAGTTTTTTAGCTTCTGTATCGAAAGCCTGTAGTACCATCATAAGGCCAGTGAAAGCTGCGATACCAGCACCAATCCAAATGCCCCAAGATCCAAAGATACCGGCAAGCTGAGACCCTTGTTGACCAAAAGCAACCAAGGCACTTTGACCAGATTGGATTTGGACAATAAAGTCTTGGACCTGATAACCAGCTTGTTGCAAGCCTACAGAAGCAAAACGCTTAACTCTTTGTTGGGCACGGAAAACTTGATCATTAAATCTGGCGAATTGGTTGCCGCTATTAATCATGGCATAGTTACCACTTTTAACAGCTTGAATCCAAAGATGGTAGTCTTTGGTGAGCATCTCAAGTTGAGCGTCAGCCCTTTCTTGGGCCATACCCCCACCTTTGACTGCCATAGCCAATTCCTGAGTGGCTTTAGTAAGCCTCACCTCAGCAGCATAAAGTTGGTCGTGTTTTTGACGCGCTCTATCTGCTTCCTCAG